GGGACATCCAAATTGTTATATAACTCTTTGATTTATAAAGGTTTATTAGCCACCAAACTGTCCATATCTGTTGGATTGGTGGTGGCTTTTGTACTGCTAACCCTTTGTATTATAAAGGAAAAATTTAATGCTTGCAGTCTGTCTCGGACTGTGGTATAATGTAGTTATGGAAATGAGTTGAATATTAGAGGAAACTTATATATGTCAAAACGTGTTGTAAAAATGAACCCCAATCGTACGGAATTCGTCCGTGTCGCAAAGGAGTTCCTTGGTGAAGATCGCAAGAATATCACCAGAGCCGAAATCCAACATCTTACGGCAGAATACAATTTGTCGTGGCCGTCTTGGATTCAGAAGCTCAAAGAATCCCGGGGTGTTTATTACCTCCCCGATTTGAAGGGCGTTTATGGTGGTATCGACCTGTATGAAACTTTGAATGCCGCAGATTCGGCGAAAGTTTACCAAGTCGCTGCTGACTCTGTTGCTCAGATGGCACCCTCTGCAATTGGTGTTACCGAACCTCAAGAGTCCTACGTGCCTGAAAAGTTTGAAGGCTACGTTCCTTGGGGAAATTTCAACACCGTGAAAGAAGTGATAAAATCGGGAATCTTTTATCCCATGTTTATCACCGGTCTCTCCGGTAACGGAAAAACCTTAATGGTGTCTGAAGTTTGTTCCAGACTCAAACGGGAATATGTCCGTGCGAATATCACGGTGGAAACCGATGAAGATGATTTGATCGGTGGCTTTCGTTTGTTGAATGGTGAAACCGTATGGCATGATGGTCCTGTTGTGACCGCCATGAAACGTGGTGCTCTGTTACTCCTAGACGAGATCGACCTTGCCTCCAACAAGATTATGTGCTTACAGCCGATCTTGGAAGGGTCAAGTATCTATCTCAAGAAAATCGGCAAGTGGGTACATCCTACTCCGGGTTTCAACGTGATTGCTACTGCGAACACCAAGGGACAGGGATCTGATGACGGTCGCTTTATTGGAACCAACGTGATGAACGAATCGTTCCTGGAACGATTTCCTGTTACCATCGAACAGTCATATCCCACCAATAAGATCGAGGAGAAAATCCTTGTAAACGAATTGGCGAAACATGACAAAGTTGAAGGCGAGTTTGTTGGTAACCTTGTCAAGTGGGCAGATGTGATCCGCAAAACCTTCTATGAAGGTGGAGTCGATGAGATCATTTCAACCCGACGATTAGTCCACATTGTAAATGCTTTCTCTATCTTTGATGATAAACTGAAAGCCATTTCGATGTGCATAAGCCGTTTTGATACTGAAACCAAAGAGTCGTTCCTTGATCTGTACTCGAAAGTGGACGCTGGTGTTTCAGTGGACGAGATCATGGCAGAATCTGCTGATGATGAAGATGATGAAAACGAAGAAGAAAACGAGGAGGAATTTTCATTATAATTAGTAAGGGGGTTTGTCCCTGGGGTAACCTGGGGACTCCACCTGTTGCTTGGAGAGGCTCCTCCGAAGGGCTCTGTTCCTAATATAGTCGGATATTTACCGTACGGGAACACATCTATCCGACCCCCTTATTATTTTTTGGAGAATGTAATGATTAAAGTTGGCGACATTGTAGAATTACTTCCTACAAATTCTCGTAACAGACAGTTACGATCACAGGAAAAAAAGTATGATTGGAGAGTGATTGAGATAGGGACTCCCCAATGTTACTTTGGAGAATTAGCCTATCATATTGAGTATGATAAAAATCATTCTCGATGGGTTTTGCCAGAAGATGTTGCATTAAGATATTATAAAGAATCTATTGACTATTAATTATAAAGAGAGTATAATAATATGAGTGTACCTACAAGATTGGAAAGATGCCAGGACGCTGTTGTTTGGTGGTGGCCTGAATTCAAAACAGAAGATTCAATCCCATTGGTGATACGGGATAATGTCCGTGAGAAAATCACTAATGAAGATTGGGAAGATGCCTACGAAATCATGGCTGAATATTTAGCCTCGGAGATAAAATGAGTAATAGACAAACGTATGTAGATCGAGTTCGTAAACTTCAGGAAGAGCTGAATGCTATTTTGTTAGTTGGTAAGTTTACGAAAGAAGTGGAAAAATTCCAAGTGGAAGAAGCGGTGAAAAATCTTGGATATGCTGAAAAACATCTTCATGGATATTTGCAAGTCGATAAATTCCGTGGGAACTAAATATGTACATCGAGTTGCGGGAAAAGGCGGGAAAGTTTTATGTCTTATTAAGACATGGAGAAGAAGAAAAACCTGTTGCTCACTTTGTGAGTAACAGTAAGGTTGAATCGTATAATGTTGCCAAACAATATGCGAAGCAAAACAAGTGTTTAATAAGGGTAACAGAAGCGCAAAATCTAGAAACGCCAGAGTTACCCAAGCCGCCGGAGTTTTTATAAGATGTTAATAGCACACGAAATTAAAAAGATTTTTCAGTCTGAACGTGATCGGCTAAGGAATGCCGATCATCCAGATATGATGCGCCCGAAGAATAATCGTAAGCCTTTAAAAGGTGTAGCAAGAAAACTTTATTTAGATAGGTTAGCAAAACTGACTAAAGCTGAAACTCTAGCTACTTCAGGTTTAGGATTATCTCGTATAAAAGTACCTGTAGAAAAGGAGAAGGACGATGAAGGAATGAAGAAGAAAAAATATAAGTAGTATAATAGGAGTTTAATAATGATATATAAAAAATCCAACCAATACAAGTTATGAACAAGGCTCTGCAAGGACTGTAATAAGCTTCGCTTTCATCCGATATCCTCTGACTTCTCGTTGGTGAGAAAATACCCCACCCGCTCTGCTCCGGCATCTCGGTGGGGTTTTCTTTTTTTATAAATAGAATAAATTTGGAGAAATTTTATATGACACAATTAATTAACCCACAGAAGTTTACCGAGGCAACGACCCAGTTGAGGTCGTTTTTTTTGGCCCGTGGATTTCAAGAAGTACACACACAAAACAGATTATCAATATTAGCAGCTTGTGAAGATCCTACTACAGTGGCAACATACAATTATGCTGGAGAAGTATGGCCTCTGCCTCAGACTGGCCAAATGTGGCTTGAATACGAACTATTAAACAACCCCGATGTACCGGGGTTTTTTTGTATCTCCACATCCTACAGAGATGAGAAAAACATTACTGAAGGTAGACATGACATTATATTCCCAATGTTTGAATTTGAGTTCCCAGGAACGATTGTAGAATTAGAGCAGATGGAACGAGAGTTGTGCGAACACATGGGATTTGGAAATAAACAAAGTATCGTAGATAAAGATTATCTAGAATGGTCTGAATATTTTGACCTGTATGGTGGTGAAGAATTAACCCACAAACATGAAGATGCAATGTGTAAAAGATGGCAAGGTAGAGTATGCATGATTAAAAACTTTCCTAATCATACATCACCGTTTTGGAATATGAAACAAAATGGAGATGGCACAGCAGCCAAGATAGATGTTATTATTTCAGGTCAAGAAACAATCGGTTCAGCGGAACGATCTTCTGATACAGATGAAATGCGAGATATGTTCCATACTATCTCTGATGGACTATATGCAAATTTATTGTTTGATACATTTGGTAAGAATAGAGTAGAAAAAGAACTAGATGATTTTTTAGGCCTAGATTTCTTTCCGAGAGTAGGTGGTGGTATAGGTATCACACGATTGCTTCATGCAATGAATGATTACGATATAAGACGAGTTATTCAAAATATGCATTAAAAGAATTCCGGGGTGGTGGAATCGGTAGACACACCAGACAGTTTATCTGGCGCCTGACAGGGCTTGGAGGTTCGACTCCTCCCCCCGGAGCCAACTATTTATTATCTTCTTTTTCTTACATAAATAGTAAGGAGAACGAGGATATTATTGTATGTCATTTTCAGGACAAGATGGATTTATATGGGGTATTGGTGTAGTTGAAGATAGATTTGATCCGGAAAAACTTGGTCGTGTAAGAGTTCGTTGGCTGGGTTATCATTCCGCAGATAAAGCTAAAATCCTAACCAAAGATTTACCGTGGGCACAGGTTATGCAATCTGTGGGTGGTAATGCTATGGCTGGGATCGGAGAAGCCCCGGTTAATCTGGTAGAAGGAACTTGGGTTGTTGGGTTCTTCCAAGATGGTGATTGGATGGACGATGCAGTAGTAATTGGTACTCTGCCCGGTAACAACACTACAACAGCTTTAGCTGGTGAAGGAAGTAAGAAGTGGGCTCAGTATCGTGGTGATTATCAAGAGTTTGACCAAGATCAAAGTTATGGTGAAACAGGTAGTGAAATAATTGAAGGTTCAGATATTGCCTATAGTGATTATCATTTTGGATTCTTTGACCCTACTCACGATCAAAGTAAGATACCACATCCCCCTAGTGAATTAAGTTTTGGTAGTTTAACCGCTTCTGGTTTATCTCCATATATTGAATTTGATTACACTAATGAAAAACTTTTCCCAAGAGTATTAAATTGGGCTCCTGAAAGTATCCAAGATTTAACATCAGATCCAAAAGAATTAGCAACTACTGAAGCTGGTAATGTTGCGGCTCTTTCAGAAATTATAAACCCTTCAGAATGGTCTAATACACCACCTTTAAAAGAAACAGGTCCTGCATCAACAAGTAGAATTACACATTCGGATATATTGCACGCTATGTTTAAGACTACTCGACGAGTAGTTAGTGATGCACGATTGCCTACGTCATGGACTAAAATGGGTACAATGAAGTGGCCAGATACTATGACATATTCTAAAGATGGTGATGATCAAGAACCATTTTTTAGAATTGGTGCTCTCTCTACTGAACAAAATCCAGAATCTTTAGATTCTAAATTGTTTCAAGGTTTCAGTAGGTTAAAGGGGGTTGATAGAGAGAATTATATTATAACCACTGGGTATTTGGAAGATGGTTTTTGGCGCAACAGCGATGGTAAGCCAACGTATCCTTGGGCTAGAGATAGAGCGGTAGATTCAAATCCGACAACTGGAACAGGACAGTTTGGTCAATCAACAGAATGGTATCGAGTTACACACCCACGGGTTAGGTATGTTAAGAAAGGTGATTTAACTCCAACACAATCAGCTCAAGCCCAAGCATTATATGATGCAGGTCATTATGGAACTGGCATCTATGAAATGGATGATCCTGAAGTAGGAAGAAAGGATATTCAGTGGGATGATGTTGGTGATAATGACCTTGTTATAGTACAAACTCCAGATATGAATCCTTTGGCGATGGGTGGTATTCCTATCACCAATATTTCAAGTAATATAGTTACAACAAAAAAGGGGTTCTTTACTACATCTAAAACGAGTACAGGGGCTAATGCAAAGCCTCAAATTGCATCAGGAGATATTGTACAAATCGCTGGTGTACGAGGAATGCAGGAGATCAACGGTAGGGTCTTTGAAGTTCTAGCTGTGTCTGGCACTGACGACTTGACCATTCAACTAGGTACCGCAGATGGCACCGCCTGGACGGGCCCTGGCAGTACTGCTCTCGTTACTACTACTTTCTCTGCGTATATTAATGGTGGTGTTGTAGTAGTCAACCCCCACCCTGTCTTACAATGGAAATCTGATATCAGAGAACGACAGATTAACATTGGTTCACCAGATCCAGAAACAGGGCTTACTGCAAAACATTGGAATCAACCTACTAGTGATTTCAATGCACAGTATCCATTTAATCAGGTATACGAATCTGAATCAGGACACATTAAAGAATTTGATGATACGCCAGGTGGGGAACGTATCCATGAGTACCATAGGGCAGGAACATTTTATGAGATAGACCATGCTGGTAATAAGACAGATTACGTTAAGGGAGATCGTTATGATATCTCTATGCACGATAATTATGTTTATGTTAAGGGAAGAGTAATTGAAACTTACGATGATGAAGTTTTAATCCGATGTAATGACAGATTAGACCTTTCTGCAAAATGGAAGATGCAGATATGGTCTGGTGGTGATTTAGATATTCATTCAAAACGTAATATCAATATAAAGTCTGATGGTGATATTAATATGCAAGCCGATGGTCATATTAATCTACAAGGCACAACTCTTACTGCCGATCAAGCCAAATATAAAGCCGGTACTAGAGGTGTATACGAAATGTCCAAGATTCGTATGAAGGCTGGACATTTTGAAGCAGAGATGGTGGGAGATGAGGGGCATCCAGATTTGATGGGTATAGCATTACAATCAAACATTGCCCCCATTCAAATTAAGACTGTACAAACAGGTAAGAGTATTTTTATAACATCGGCAGAAGATATTGAAATGTTTGCCAATGTAGATTTTTACCGTACTGCATGGACTGGTGATATGTATGATTATGCATATAAGAATTATAATCTAACCGCAGTAACAGAAGAAATTAAAATACTTGCAGCAGGAACAGATAATGAGGCCGCATTGTCGGGTAAGGGTTCAGTTTATATTACAGGTAAACGAGAAGTAGATATTGAAGCCTGTACTGAAAACTTAAAGATTACAGCAGGCAAAAAAGAGATTAGTCTATATGCAGAAGATACCACTGATGGTAATATAAGAATTAAAGCCGGTGAAGATTTGTTTATAGAATCTTTAGATGCAATGAATTTAAAATCGGGTGCAGATTTTTTTGCTCAAGCTAGTAGTGGTGCAGTTAATATTAAGGCGAGTGGAAATATTTTAAATACTGGTTCTGAAGTTCATTTGAATAGTACCGCTGCCAGTGCAGCTACAGCTTCTGATGCTGAATCAGCTACAGTGGCTTCTGTTGGAAAGCCAGCGTATATTGCAGAAACTATGACTCTGCTTGTAACTGACATACCGAATCCAGTTGCGTCTGATCCGCCTCTTATAGATGCAGACTCACACGGTCTAGCTCTTAATGTAAATAATACAACTGGTGGAGGTGGTGAGAACATTAGAAACTTACAGGATCTTATAGCTAATATTGATGTAGCCCATCCGTTTACACCATCATCTAATGTTGGTGCTCAAGTATTAACTGGAGTACCAACTACAACATCGGCTGGAATCTGGGATGGGTATTCTGATGAAATGCAGAAGGATATTTACACATTGGGTAAGAGAGCCTTTTCAAACATCCGACGTTTTCATGGTTGGACTAAGGAAGGTGATACAGCAACAGTTACATGGAATTGTACAATAGCCAGTACAAAATAAGGAGAGTATATGCCAGCAGTAGTAAGAGTAGAAGATAGTTTATCAACAGGACATGGTTGTACTGGAACAACAACTATCGCAAGTTCTAATCAGGGAGTTAATAATGTTTATGCAAATGACATTTTAATAGATGTAGTGGGAGCTCCAACTGTGTCTCATCCATTTCCACCAGACCCACCATGCACTCCTCATGTATCACAATTAAATGCTGGGTCAGCAACGGTGTTTATTAATAGTATTAAAGTAGGACGTATCGGCGATAGCGCTGATGCAGGAGCGATGACAACGGGTTCTCCAACAGTGTTTGCAGGACCGTAATTAATAATTTAGGAGATAATAATGGATAGTAAAAATTTGAAAGAGAGATTAAAGACAAAAAAACTTTGGGGTGGAGTCACTCTAGTAGTATTTGGTTTAGCAGGATTAAACGGAATAGATCCGTGGACGGCAGTTTCAGTATTAGCTGTCATATGGGGTTTGATGGGAATAGCTTGGCCGTACGATTTTATGGCCAATAAACAGATGTTACAAGAACATCATCACCATCATCATCACAATAATAATAAGAAAACAACGACCAAGAAAACAGGAAAGATGAAAAAGAATTATCAGAGGACATGAAGAAGGCAAAAGGGTTACCTACTACACGGCGAGATGCCGTAAAAAAGAGAACATCTATAGGAGATTCTGTACGATCTCGTCCGAAGAACAAGAATAAAAAGCGAAGTCACAAAAAGTACAGAGGACAGGGAAAGTAACATAAATAGTACACAATGGCTAGACCCGCAGAAGAAATAAACGTAGGCTTTAATGATGCCGAAGGTGTCAATAATAGTCCACGTAGTACATACATCTATAAGGATTTAAGTTTATATTTTACACCCAATCCAGTATCGGGGGATGTAACTATGGTTACGGACGTTCAAGACATTAAACGGTCTGTTCGTAACCTAGTTTTAACTAATAGATTTGAGAAGCCATTTCATCCTGAGGTTGCTTCTCATGTTAGGGATCTTTTATTTGAGCCCTTTTCACCAGTAACGATAAATTTACTGCGGAATAGAATAGAAACAGTTTTAGAAAATTATGAGCCTAGGGTGACATTAACAGATGTTCAAGTGGACGATCCAGAGTTTCGGCTGATGGATAATAACTCATTAAATGTTAGAATATTTTTTACACTTAAAAATGATCCAGAAATTCAAACCGTGGATGTTCTTTTAGAGAGAGTACGATAATGGCAGGTATAAACACAAAAGGTAAGATGAACATTACTGAATTAGATTTTGATGGTATTAAATCTAATTTGAAAACATATTTAAAGGGGCAGACCGAATTTACAGATTATGATTTTGAAGGTTCTGGTATGTCAGTATTGCTTGATACCTTGGCATACAATACACATTATAATGCCTTCATGGCAAACATGGCAGCTAATGAAATGTTCCTTGATACGGCAGTAAAACGTAACAGTG